TACTTCCGCCTTCCGTAACCGATGGATCAACTAGGGTCGTATCCACGGGACTACTACCGTCAGTGTGTGTGGAATTTAACACGGTGTATTCAAGTGGGGTAAACACTAAATCGATTACACCCTCCCCTTCAATTGGGGCCACATTTCTGTCGTTGACGTTCTGTATTATTTGAACATTTGTTGCTGCTGGTAATGCCTGTGTTGTCGCAGTTTCAACAGTAACTTCTGACATGGGTGGACCTCGTTCTTCCATAACAACCGTATTTCCTTCTATAACTACTGGACGATCTAACGCTACAACAGTTCCCAATGAAACGGTTTGTGGGAATGCACAAGTAATCTGATGAATCGCGATATTATCATCTTTTGGTTGTTGCATTGTAGTTTCCGAAGTTTGAACTGATATTCTTCGTAAAACCTTACGTCGGTTCTTTCGGTGAATTGGTGAATAACCAACGAACGTTGTATAATTACCTACCCCAAACTTTTCGTCTGACTCCAACAAAACATCCGATATATTTCTATCACCAATTGGGGTTAGTGTAATCGCGGTCTTTGTTACCAATATACTAGATAGCTTTCCATTAATAGTTTTAGTAATGGGAGTTTGAAATGATACACGTTGTGAGATAAAACGTTCCCGTCCACGAATCACCACTCCGTTGTGAGATAGAAAGTCTGTCCAACCCACCCGTGTTTTGAGTACGGGCGACCGCTGCACCGTAGACGATACATTAGTTGATCGTCCGAGACGCAGCGTTCCGTTGTAGTTTGTGGTGACATGTTCACTGGATATAGAAAACTTAGTATTTAGGGAACCACGTATTAAGCTATTTTCGCTTACTCTAACGGGTCGCTGCTTTATTTTATTCCGTTCCAACATTGACGGTTCTATCAACAGGCCAGTTTTTAACTTTGACCTAGCGGGAACGACTTTTCGTATGTTATTGTATACCGAAGGGTCCACATACTGCTTAATTACTTTTATGTACTCATTAAAATTCGATCCATTGAAATTTTTGAAAAATCGGTGGCGAAAACTCTCAAATCGACTATATTTTGACGAATATAAATCTTCGGGATTTCCGATGTAATCGCCAATGCTTATCTTACCAAAAAACTGTAAAATTTCTAGGTTCAGTTGACTGGTTGGTGAGAAAAATATTCCAAGTGTTGGTGTTGATACCCCACGGTTGTCAATCGGATACATCGTAGATACTTCACTTGACAGCTCACGTGGCCGCGACTCGTCCATAAAATATATCTTATCGTCGTTTAACGAAGAGTTTCCGATGTTCGGTACAGTAATATATTCCTTTGTTCGAAATGACTTAAAGTGCCATGGAAAATCTGCGGAGGATGAAACCATTGGTGCCGGAAGCTCCACACAACCACCATTTACAAATGAGATTGTTTCAACGGTTTCTAAATTCGGGAAGTTATACGCCTTTAGATCAGACAGTGACGTGTTGAACGCTTTATTCTGAATTGGGACATATCCATTTGTATCATTGATCTGCACCGACCCAGAAAATAAATCTTGAGGTGACTCAAAATTTAGATACAACATTAAGTCCGATTCTAGGGTTTCGTGGTTGTCTGTATCATATGCATCTACATACTTAGTGTGTGAGTCGAACCGTGCCTGAGACAATGCGGATTTATAATACTTAACTTCGTCTATAGTTCCAAAGAACGCATCCACGTCAGGGGTTATCGTACTGGGTGAAACTTGGTCAAAATTTCCCAATGAAACTATTGGGTTCGTTATATTTTTACCTGAAAATGAATCACAAAACTCAGAAGAAAATACAAATGACCCAGACTCTTGAAGAACAATTTCATTCTGCTCCGACCGCTGAACAATTAAGCTAAATTTACGTGGTAATAAATCTACGTTATAATCTGATATCAAATCTAAATCAGAATCGAGTATTACATCGTGCTTTTTTAATAAAACTGAAAATACATTACCATCAAATAATGGAAGTGGTGGCGTGCGAATCGTTTTTATGGTATTCTGGTCGCCCGGAACAGCTGCCACAGTAAAAAACATTCGACCGAACTTAGAATCGTGTGAGTCGCGTATGGCCCCCATCACCCAACTATCTCCGAGTGTAACCAAGCGAAAAATAGAACCGTTTCTGTTTATCTTTTCTATATCAAACGAAAACTTAAATTCCAAACTTTGTATATCGTCCACCCATGGAGTTTGAATAAACTCTCCTGCTCCATTGTAATGAGCTGCGTAGTATTCATTATCGAATGAAAACACATTGTCTTTATCGCTTCCTATCGTAGGAACGGTATTAAACTCTCTTACCTTTGAGATTGACCGTGGGATTCCATACACAGCAAAAATAGAACGAATTGATTCTTCTGTCCCCTGAGTCTTTAGGATGTATGGCAACGCATTAATGAAACGTTTTAATATGACTTCGCGTCGTTGACTACCACTCTTTAGTTCCACGGAATTTCCGTGACTATCTTCACCAAACATTTCAAGAAACAGATCTTTTGTGGCGTATGATATATCCCACCCCAACGAAGAAAGAACTTTCTTAATAAATTCAGTTGATGTTGTTACTGATCCATATGCGTCAGAAACTTTGGCAGCATTGAAATTTTTTATAGATGCGTATAAATTATCAAAGTAATGACCCACCAAGTTTATGAATGTTGTAAACTCGGAGTTTTTAATATCGGACGTAATATACGCTGGCAGATTGCTTATCAAACTATTTTGGTTGTCTCTATCATACAAGACCGCTGCTGACTGTGTTCCATTGAAATGTTCGTTAAATATGTCTGGGTTGTGAAAACAAAACAGCTCATATCCATCAAACGAGCGTTGTACTTCACTTATACGTGTGAGATTTTGTGCGATTTCCAAATCGGCATAGTTATCTCCCACGGCTTCTAATTGTGCGTTTGACTCATACAACGATGTGATGAGAGTTTTCTTTTGGTCGAATATAGCAGCTCGATGCTCGGCAGATGAAAACACAATAAAGTTTTCAAACTTAGAATAATCTATGTTTAGGTCTAACAAAGATATATCAGAAGATATTCGCGATACTCTATGTTTAACGGAGGTGGACACGCTAGATGGCGTGTTATTTACATATTCGTTTGGAAAAAAATGAGAGAAGTCAGGAACTTGTAGCTCTATCAACTCAGTTTTCGTACTCGAAAACGGTGAATAGTCCACAAAAATTGTACTTGATACAATCCGTGACATATAACACGGCATCCCGATATTAAATGTGTCCGGTAAAGAGTTCGCGAGCTTGACTATTAGATATCCGTCTTGGGAATACCATCGTGTGATGTGGAACTGTTGGTTGTTTCCAAAGTTCAATACCATCTGTAAAGGCTCGAACCGCTCTGATCTATACGAGTTTATTGTGGTTGTAATTGATGAACCGTAAATTGTGGTAAGTATATGTGTTAGGAATTGCTCAATCTGAACGCTTGGTGCTATGGAACCGGGAACCTTATCACCTATATACTTTCTAACAATGTCAGTTATGATCTGAGTAACCGTTAGAATAGCGTCTTGTTCAGAAATACTATTATTATATTTCGAGAATAACCAATTTTTAAATTGATAATGTACTGAGAAAATTCCACCTGCTGTGTGTATTTCATTTAGAAACGTGATTACGTCAATATCTCGTTGCAACGCCAGCAACTGTTTTAGCTCGTTTACAACCGCCGCGTTATTTGGTTGATGTAAAAAGAATAGCTGTTCTATTTTATATTCTTCTATACTACCCAGAATGTCGTCTATTATAACACTAGTTAAAAATTTGTTCTCTTTGAAGTTGTTGAACTCTAAATCGGTGTGTGGATTAGATGTGGTGCTTAGGTTTAGCTTAATCTCAGTCCGCGACGGTGATATTTCGGTTATGTATATAGGACGAGAAAAATTACCAACTCTATCCGATATTGGGGTGTATCCAAATGTAAATGATGAATTTTTTGATAACCCAAGCAGCTCAACGTCTGAAATAGGATCAATGACAATCTCATGCTTTCCGTCGCCATCAACCAACACAAAAAAATCAGAAAGAAATTTAATGTACGAGTTGTCAACTAAGGTTCC